AATACATAACGGATGAGCTATTTCGATGATTGCAAAACTAATGATGAAGCAAAAACAAGATATCACAAACTCGTTATGGAGCATCATCCTGATAAAGGCGGAAATGCCGATACATTTAAGAAGATACGGAAGGAATATGAGAATTGGAAACTCAATCAGAAACATTATAAAACAAATTCAAGTTACACTTATGAAGATCTAAAAAATGCTTACAAAGACGATCCCATAGACCCATTTGGATTCAAACAGAATAAGACTTATGGGGGTCCTAATCAATATGCAGATATCAGGTTTAACCATCCTATATTCAATGAACTAAACCAATATAGACAATGGGTAGCATATTATAAAGGACAAGCAGCAGAATGGGAAAGGATTTATATAGATTTAAAGATGGAAAGTCATCAATATTTTCCTAAGATAAATGATCTTGAGAACAAAGTTTATGCCCTTCAAGAAGAATTGCGTAAAAAAAAAGCCAATATGACACGCTTGAAAAACAAACTCAAGAAAATGCAGGGGGAATCTCTAAAAAAGAAAAAATGATCTTATTTTTATCAGGAAGTTTATTGTATTTTGCCATCCACAAGATAATCTTCCCTTTTCTCTAGCTTGTCCTTTTGATAATCGATAGCTTGGCGAACGGTATGAGGATCAAATTGGTTCTGATTCTTAAGAACGTAATCACGCATGCCTCTATCCATGACTGACCATTCATTTTTAACGTCATTCATATTGGTGATCGACCAAAGAGCATGATTTGGGTCTTGATAAGGACTAGGGCGCGTTATTCTGCATTGAGGATATATATGGAGTGCATTATTAGCATATGGTTCTTTACGGAATCGTAACCAAACGTAATATTTAGGATAGTGCTTGCCTGCCTCTGCCTGCTTTTGCACGGCTTCTTCTATGGTATCCTTGATTCGCTTCTCAATATAGGGTTGCAGTTCCCCCATTTCGAAAGAATCGGTTTTCTCACGCGCTTCTTGCATGAGTTGACCATAGGTTTTATCGGATCCTTTTACCATTAGCGTACCATTTTCGCGCCCTGATATAGCGAGCGATTGGAATGAGTTGAACCTTGCTGTGGCTTTTGGACATAACCTGATTGCATTTTATGCAGATTGGGAAGCTTTTTGATCTTTGGGGGAATCATTATCATAATTTTCTTTCCATTACACTAGAGTTTCGGGATGATATTTTAATAACAAATTTTGAATATTTTTATCACATTCATGGATGTCATCTAAAAGATTTAAAAGTATATCACCTTTCCATGATGACCAAAAATGCTGTTGGAGTTTAGCTGTTTGGGCAAATACATCTCCTAATTTGCAGGATATTCCATGAAGTTGATGCAAATAATCGTAATTATCGATCGTCATGATTATCTCATATGCTTTTTCATATGTTCATTAGCTTTTTCTAATTCAGCATGTGAATGTTTAACGGAAACTTTATGTTGTTTCATTTTGCTTTCATGTAATTTTCTATGTTTACGGACATCTTCTTTTGTTTTGGGAGTATATTCTTTTCCCATCATAGTTAATTCTTTTAATTTAGATCTTCCCATTCCAGTTTTCTTATCTTTTTTTTCCATATCAACCTACGTTCTTTTTAGATGCTGGGGCGCCGTCAGTACCTTGACGATTATATGACTCTTGTAATGGCAGTGGTGGCTTGCCTCCTGGTGGTGTAAATCTAGGCCGTGTATCGCTCAGATTCTTATTACCTGGAATAAAAGGCTTTTTCGCCTCTGGAATGATCTTGATTCTTGGCATATTTTATCCTTATAAATTCGGTGCGCAAAAAATAGGGCTGCGCTTGGGGGATCGTCCATTTTTTCTATGGCTCATCCTTCTGCCATCACCCTAAAACTTATTTATTGTTCATCTTTTCACGAGTATATGGACGTTTTGCAAGAGAAGCTGCATCGTGTCTATCAATCTTCTCTCTTATTTTCTCGTATGAATTAGATACTCCTGCAGGTGGCTTTGGATCAACATTTTCTTTGATTTTGATAAAATCAGCACCCGAATTTCCATGTCCTTCTCTTCCACCTTGGGAAGTATTTTTGTGACTATGTCCCATTTTTAACCTCTTTACTTTCTTTTTTATTTTGCCCATTCGATATATTTTGAATCAATCCTAAAACCTTGACAAAATCATCAACGCCCATTGACTCGATCTCTTTAGCTGCCTTTGCTTGATCTAAGAATGTTGCAGCCTTTTGATGTTCGCTTTCATTGAATTTAGTAGCGATACTCATTTGCTCAAGTTGCCCTTTTTGTATGCGTTCCTCTGCAAGCGCTCTATCACTCATAGCTTTTGATTGCAAACTTTCGTTTACAATACGCTGATTCTCCATTTGTAGCTCTGCCATCTTGTTTTGCTGATCTGCTTGCTGTTTCTGCTCTTGTTCCATGATTTCAAGCATCTTGTCTTTGTCCTGCATATCAATATCGGCAAGTAACGATGCCATAGGAATCGGCATACCATCTTTCCACATGTGATATTTCTGGATGAAAGCAAGTTGACGAGTAGTATCGGTGAGCGGTGCGTTGGCAATGACTGCGTCATATTTCTGGAAGGATTTGTCTCTAAACTCATTTGTAGGCTCTTCCTCGATCATTCTCTTGATTTTACCAAGAGTATAATTCTTCTGTATGATCGCCCAATGAAGGCGACCGGCGTTCCTTTGCGATAAATTAAGATTGTCAAAGAGCTCTTGTAGGGTAGTGAGAGCCGCACCCTGCCGTAATTGTTCTGTGATTCCCACATCAGAATCCTCAGCTTGCCCCAAAAGTTCTGGTGTAACTCCTGCATTGCCTTGTATATCCGTTTTTAAACGTTCTGTGACGTCAAAGTTAGCAGGGTTGATGTTTGCCCCGGGCTTATCATTTAATGAAGCTAGACGCCCTTTCTTGAAGAATCTTACTTTGCCCGGTCCAACTTTGAAAGCGTCGCTATCGTCAATGAGAGCATCCTCTTCAACGTCAACGCCAGAAAATTGAGCGGCAAGTAAATCCATTTCCAATTGCTTGCGGTAATTGTATAGATATTGCGGGTCCCTGATATTGCGAACAATGCCTTGATAGCGAAATGAATAATTATTATTGGCAAGATCATGATAGCCAACAAAAGGAGTAAAAGGGTAAAGATCAATTCCCAAAGGATTTGGCCCATCATAAAAGCACACGTTATTTACTATGATTGCGAGGTGAACTGTGGGTACTTTTTCTTTAACTACCACGATATCGGGATAACGCGCTTTAAGCTGCGCCATCTCTTCTTTATCAAAGTCAACTTCCGTACTCTCATATGTTTCAGGATCGACGATGAAAGTTCCCATTCGTTCGCATAGATACCAATATTCGTCGTAAGCTAAAAACCCTTTACGTCTGATATTGTATTGCTGTGGCATGAATGTGAATTTAGTATCGAAATAAGCTTGATCGTTGAGTAAATCAATGTCATTTTCGCGCCCTGGTAATAGCTGCTTAACTTGCTCTTTGTGAAGATATTTACGCGTTCGTATGAATTGACAGTCATTTGTCAAATCCATATCTCTCCAAAACGCATCCATCATAATCATGTCAGCGCTATAGCATTCCGTCCTTAAATCTCCACAAATTGGGTCTTTACGATAGTCAACCCAAGAATGTAATAGAGATAATCCTGTTATGCAGGATTCTTTAAAGCAATCGCTAAACTTATTATAAGTGTCATCCATTGAATAAGCTGATTGAATAACTTTTGTAGCCTGTGAAGCTGTTTGGCTACTTGCCCCAAGGATTGGCTTCATTTGTGTTGCTTTGCGGTGTTGACGCTGCCGACCACATACCATATTGACCACGGGCATTGACGCATTGAAGATGAATTTCTGATGCTCGTAATTGAGGCCTGAATAGAGATTGAGATAACGCTGATCGCCTAAGTATACTTTGCGGTCGATGAGTTGCTCCCAGAAGAACAGCTGCCAAGCCGAAAGATTCATTTGATAGCGTTCATCTGCTTCCGCTACGATGTCTCGCCTGCCATCCTGGTAATATCCCTGATACACGTTTGGAACTACCTGAGACCTTTCGAGCATGCCGCTAGTCATAGAATCTAACCTTTAAATGATTAAAGTTTATCATATTCAAAACTTTTATTAAGTTAAAGAATACAATTATCTGCGAAAAGAGTAGGGATTATTGTTCTCTGGACCAAATGGTTTTTGCGGCCCTAAAATAGGTCGTGGCCTGGAACCGAAACCAGCTTGTGTTTTGATTTGATCCAGCTTTTCTTTGTTGAGTGATCCTGGTCCGCGTCCATATTGAATACGTGCATTTGCCATATACCTAGC